AGCTTCACTCCATCCTCGTCGCTTTCGACCGTCACATCGTCCGGCACGTCGATGTCGCGCACGAGCCGTGCAATCGCTGCCACCACAGCTGCCTTTCCCGCCTGCAACAGCCGGGCCTTCAATCCTTTGAACATCATCGCATCTCCTCACAGGTCAGAATCATTCTTTCGGGTGCGCGCGGATCGCTCGTCACGGCCTTCACCGCAAGGAAGCGGCTGCGCCAGACCAGCCGTGTTTGGGGGCCGACGCCCTCGCGCTTGCGCATCGTCACCTGCCAGCGCGGCAGGGCCGACAGCGCATCGGCCTCGGTAAGGCTCGCCGGGAACAGCGGCGCCACGGCTGCCCAGCTTGCGCCCGCATAGACATAGCCGCGCTTGGCCCCGGCCAGCACGTCGCGTTCCGCCCGGCGCTGCTCGATCGCGACGCGCTCACTCAGCGATCCGGAAAATTCGCCGCTCATGACAGCCGCATCCTGCGCCAGGGGCGGATCAGCGCGGCAACCGCTGCCGGCGGGCCGCTGTCGGGCGCCGCATCGCGATAGCTATGGAGATGCCCCGTCAGCCGCAGCACCGCAAGGCGCAGCGGCTCTGGAATGTCCGCCCAGTCCGTCGCCAGCCCGGCATCGACCGTCACGTCGATCCGCGTCGCGTTTCCGGGCGCAGTGACACGCACCCAGCCATCGCCACTGCCGTCGATGTCGAGCGCATAGGCCCCGACCGGCAGCGGAAAGGCGGCGCCCTGTTCGGGCGGGCCGGCAACCGCCGTAATGGCATTGACGGGCGTGACGCCAAGTCTTTGCCACGCGCCCGAAACCGGCAGCCGGTCGATACCCGCGCGGCGCAGGACGATGAGGTTGGTGAACCCTTCGACGTGGCGGATCGCGGCGGTGACGAAGCTGGCGATCAGCGCGTCTTCAAGATCATTGTCGATCCGCAAATAGGTTTTGGCCGCAACAACGGCCTCCGCCGCCATCGGCGGCGGGGAAAGACTGAACATGGCGGGGGTTCCCCTTTGGCGGGCGCGGGCAACGCATCGGTGAAGTTGGGGGCGGGCCGGTCACGGGGCCAATCTGCCCGCTGACGCGACGCCCGCCCCCTCCCGGCTCAGGTGGCCGAGAATTTGAGCAGCTTGATCGCTTCCGAGTTGGAAACGCAGCCGCCCACGCGCCGCGTTGCGTAAAAGATCACATACGGCTTGTTCGTATAGGGGTCGCGCAGGATCCCGATTTCGGGGCGTTCGGCGATGAGGTAGCCCGCATTGAAATTGCCGAACGCGATCGAAAGGCTGTTGCCGGCGATGTCGGGCATGTCCTCGGCCTCGACCACCGGATAGCCGAGCAGCGTGTCGGGCTGGCCCGAAACGATCCCCGCCTGCCAGAGGAAAGCGCCGTCGGTGGTCTTGAACTTGCGGATCGTCGCCAGCGTCGCCGAATTCATCACCCAGGTCGCGCCCTGGCGATAGGGCGCCCGCAGTGTGTGGACGAACTCGATCAACTTGTCCTGCGGATTGGCCGAAAAGGCGCCAAGCGTGCCGGTCGGGACATATTGGAGCGTTCCGAAGGCCCGGGCATTGTCCGCCGTCACCGCGTTCGGCGCCTGGAGGAAGCCCTTGGGGCGGTTGATGCCGCTGCCGTTGACGAACGCGGAGCCTTCGGCCCTTGCAAATTCGGTCGCAATCTCGGTCGCAAGCCAGCTTTCGACATCGAACTGGGCATCGTCGAGCATCGCCTGCGTTGCGGACGGATTGGCATAGAGCTGGCCAAAGCTCGGCACGATTTCGTTGAACACGGGCGTAAGCGTTTCACCCGAGATGAAGTCCTCGGGGCCCCAGCCCGAAGTGGCACCGCCCGTCGTCACCAGCTTGCGATACCCTGCCGAGCCGACCTGCACGACATTGGCAATGCTCCGGATCGGCGAAATGCTTTTGAGCGTTGCTGCAATCACCGTGTCGATTTCCTTTGGCACGGCATAGCCGCCCGCCGCCGGGCTGGTGCCGGTAATTCCTTTCTGCTCGAATGCCGCGCCGCGCCGCACATAGGTGTCGATAAAGGTCGTGCGCGCGCCGTCTCCGCCCCAAAGCGCCGGCCGTTCGACCGCGAGCGTACCCGCTTCGATTTCGGCAAAGCTCTCCTCGAGCGATCCGGCTTTCACTTCATAGTCCATCACTTTCTCCTTCGTTTTGATCCTCAACCGCATGCACCCGCGCCAGCGGCTGCATCGGCTCGCTCACCAGGCTGACCTCGACCAGTTCGAGGTCGGTCAACTCCCTGAATTTTCTGTTGTGCGCGGCCCGCACCCGGTATCCGAACGACAGGCCATGCCCCGGGGCAACGGCGCGGCGCGGCGCCAGCCGGGCAATGACGCGCAGCCCGCGCGTATCTTCGGCAAGGCTTTCGACCGTGCCGATCCGCCGGCCTGCGTCATGCTGCCAGAACAGCGGCAGGCCCGCTTTGGGGGCGCTGGCAAAGGCACCCTTGCGGATGACGTCGCCGCCCTGGTCGGGCCGGTCGAAGATGGCTGCGTACCCCGCGATCCTCATTGGCTGACCAACCCGCCAAGCCCGAGCTTGACCGCGATCCCGATCAAAAGCAGCGCGAGGAAGCCGTGCATCACCCAGTCGACCACGGCCTTGCGCGCGGTCACCTTGGCATCGCGCCACGCCGAAAGCAGCTCGCGTAGTTCGGCCATGTCCTTATGCGCCTTTTCGTCGGCCAGCCCGAGCGTGGCGAGCGCCCGCGACGCGCCCAGTTCGGACGCCTCCTCGATCAGCGCGCGCAGCGTCACCAGGTCGGCGCCGCCGGCTTCGGCCTGTTTGGTCAGTTGTGTCAGCATGGTTGAATCGCTCATGATGTGCGCTCCGGACAAAGAAAAAGCCGCCCGAAGGCGGCTCCGTGGTACAGTTTGAATGGGCGGGTCAGCCGGGACGACGGCCTTCAAGCTCGAAGTTCATGTTCAACCCCCCGAAAATCTATCGTCAAACGACCGGCACTGTTCCTGATGAGCCGGTTTATTTGCGGCTTTCACCACAACCGTCGGCCGCAGCCGGACTGCGGCCAGTGCCCGTTCGAGGCGATCATTTGCCCATATTCCTCCCAAAGGCGGACCGACAAGCCGGAGTCCCCCGCGGCCAGCAACAAACTCGGCATTGTTCGTGAGCCGATAGCCGCGCGCAGGCCGCAACCCGAAGACTTCAACATCGTACCACCGGGTCAATCCGCCTGCCGCCTCGACAAACAACAGGATATGGCGCTCCCCCTCGAAACTCTCCGTATCGACGAGATAACGGACACGGTGCCCTCGAGCCCTGGGATCTTCGAACTTGAACCGGCTGTGCGACAGACAAAACAAGCTGGTTGTTACATCCGAAATATCCTTGGTCGATGAAGCGGCGGCGGCGCTCGCGACGAGCAGAGCCGGTTCCAGAAGTGAAACGAAATTCAGCATAGCCTGGTCTCGGCACATGGGGTTTGCCATAAATATATCAGGGCAAGCTATGCCCCGGAGTATCGCGCAAAGCGGCATGGCCCCGCCGCAAAACCGTCCTTCCACTCGGACAGAGCGGCCGTACGGCGGTAACGCTGCGTCTTCAGATCAAAGGTTTCATGTTCATCCTTTTTCTTGACGAAGGTAATGATCCGGCGTGTTGTGGACGCGATTTTTGTCGTCTTTCCTTCTCTCGGAAAGACCTCTGAATATGTCCCCGCTATTAGATTAATTTGGAAACGGATACCGTAGGCCCAGCTTTGCGGCATGGCGTACTCATAGCCTTCCAGTTCGGGGTGGTGTACTCTGTAGGTGTGGCCGCTTACCGAACAGACAATGTCGAACTTCTTGACGTGTCTTGCCGCGTTGGCAAAGGCCGGGTTGCTATATGTCATCACAATGAACATGATTGTCCACGGCAACAGAGCGTCAACGCTTTTTGCGCCCTGAAGGCCGCGAAGCCGGCACTTCAACAAAGAAATGATTCTGTTTCTTCCTCTTGGAGCTGCTGACATACGCCGAGTCGATTAACCTCCCCTCGGAAAGACGATCCGAGAAAAACCCCGTTGTAGTCAATGGATTACCCCGTTGGTAGGTGGTCGAAGAAATAAAATAAGTCGCGCCGCCCGTGGGGTCCGCAAACTTGCCCTTCAAGATGCCGTCAGCTACGGCCATAGCGCGCTTCCACCCCTTCAATTTTGCGCCGGTAAGTTTTTCGGGATCGGCCGATTCCTTCCACAACAGGCTGCCTCCTTTGGGGCCACCGCCAACCTCCAGCGGCTGGAACGCTTTTCGTCTGTTAACGACGGCATCGAGCGTCGAGCCGTGCTGTCGCTCGCCGACCCGGTTGACGGTGGTCCATGCAATGGCTTCGAAATCCTCCGGGTTGGAGAGGGTCTCGGCATAGATGATCCTTGCGAGCAACATCGCATCTCCGGCTTTGGGCGTATATCCTTTGCCGTTCACTCCGGCAGATCGATAGGACATGGTCGGCCGGTTGACGATCATTCGTCCATCGGCGGTTCGTGCTGCCCCTTGGGGCAGTTTGGGCTTTTTCGGGCGTTCGGTCATCGACACCTCGGGTTTGTCGATCATACCGCCACCACCTTGCGATCGAACGCCTCCCTCAGCAAATGTGAACTGGCCATTGTCGGGATCGTGCCAGGGGTTGAACTTGGTTTCGATTTCGCCGCCCTCGTCACGCACTTCAGGCACTTCCGCAGAGGACGTAAGCGGCTCCAGCCCGACCGTCGCTCGTTTCTCGTTCACGGTGATGAAGTCCGCAGCGGTCAGTTGTTGCCAGAGCCGCTCCCGGTCTTCGGAAAGCGCGGGCACCAGATCGAGGTCGACCGACAGCGAGAGCCCGGCGAACCACGGCTTCAACCCTTCCGCCAAAGCATCGAGGATCTTCCCCGTCAGCGGCAGGATCGCCTGCCGCCACAGCGCCTTGCTGGCCTCGCGGTAATTGGCATAGGTCGCATCGCCCGGCAGCCCGAGCAGGACCGAAGGGACGCCAAACGCCAGCGCGATCTCGCGCGCCGCCGCCGCCTTCAGCCCGGCAAAATCCATGTCGGCGGGCGAAAGCGACATCGCCTGCCATTTGAGTCCGCCTTCGAGCAGCATCGGCCGGCCCGCATTGGGGGCGCCTGCAAAGCTCGCCTCCATTTCGCGCTGCAACCGCACAAACTGATCGGCCGTCAACGTTTCGTTCCCGTCGGCAACCAGCGCGCCCGAAGGCCGCGCCGCATTGTCGAGCAAAGCCTTGTTCCACCGCGTCGCGGCGTTGTGCGCAGCCAGCGCCCCTGCTGCCGCATCAAGACAGCCCAGCCCGTAATGATCGTCGAGCGGATGATGCGTGCGGATATGAATCACCCGGTCGCCGGCCAGCCGCGTCACCGCCGCCCCGGCGCGATAGAGGAACCCCGTCGGCCAGCCCCGCGCGTCGGGCTCGATGCTGACCCTTTCGGGGCGCAGCGCGAACAGTTCGGCGGGCGCGCCGTCGCGGCCCGGGAGCAGCTCGACATAGGCATTGCCGTGGAGCAGCAACTGCATCGCCACGGTTTCGAGCAGCGATTGCCCGCCCGACGTTGCCTTGACCAAAGCCAGCGCCTTGGCATCGGAGGCGGAAAGTGGCGCCGACGCCACCCCTTCTGCCACCAGCCGCACCGCCCGCTGCGCCACGGCATTGCCCAGGTAAAGCTCGCGCAACTGCGCCTCATAGGATCGCGGCCAATCGCCGCTGACCCATGTCGAAAGCCCATGCGAAAGGACCGGACGCGCGCCTGCACGCCCGGCCGATTTCCAGCCGAAGATTTTCATTGTCTACTCCAGATTATTCAGAACGCCTTGGGCAGTCCTGCGTCCTTCAGTGTGCCGTTCGCCGTGTGGCGGACCTTCACGCCGCGATCGAGCGTGAAGTGTCGATCGGTGATCGGGCTATACCAGATTTCATGGTCGCCCTTGCCGGCGCGCACGAAACCGCACCCTGCGGCGAGCAGCAAAATCCTTATATCGCGGTAAAAACCGCGCGCCACAACTCAGGCCGCAAGCTGCAACGGGCTGTCGAAAACCGGCGTCAGCCGGACGGGATCGCCTGGCTTTATTCCGTAACGCTTCTTCACTTCCACAGCGTTGAGTTCGATCAATTCCGGCGCGACCGTCATGATCCGCCGGATCAGCCGCATCGGATCGACGGAGTCGAGGTTCAACCCCGGGACATCGGACGAGGCGACATACCAGCGCCCCGTTTCTTCATCGATAGCCAGATGAACTCTGAGTTCGACTGCGACTTTCCTGCTCATGATACAATCATGCCAGTCCCGCTTGCTTCGCGCAACTGCCTCAAACCACCCGCACCCTCGGCCCCTTGCTCTTCTTCCCCAGCATCAGCTCGGTCACCGCCCACACCAGCGCGTCGGCGCGGTCGGGCGAACGCCCTGGCCCTTCATAGGCGCCGCCCGCGATCAGCCCGCACATCTCATCCTCAAGCGCCGGAAAGGCACCCACATGATGCACCCGGCCTTTCTCGTAGAGCGCCGCCACCGGTTCCGCCCGTGGCACCTTGCCCCGGCTGGCGTGGACGAGCCGGACGGGCATCGCGACATCGGCGGCACGCAACACGCTTTCGACCATCTCTCCGCCATTGTTCCTCTCGGCGATCACCCGGTCGGCCTGCCAGCGCGCAGCGGCCCCCGCCACCGCGCGTGCCCAACCCTCTGGCGACTGGCCGGCCACGCTTTCATCCGCCAGAACCCAGCCCTTGCCATCCGCGCACATCCCGACAGCGACAATCCCGCAGGCATCGCCCGTGCGGGTCGCGGGCGGATCGACCCCGATCACGATGCGCACCAGATCGGGCGCCGACCGCATCCGGCGGGCCTCGATCGCGTCGCGCGTCCACAGCGCGCCTTCGGCATCGGCGATCAGTTCGCCATCCAGCTCCTGCCGGCCAAGCCTGGTGCAGCCATATTCGGCCTCCATCCGCTCGACATAGGCATCGGGCAACAAGCGGTTATCCGCCATCCGGCCCCGCACCGTCACCACCCCCGGATCGTCCGCCAGCCGCCGGAGCAGCGCCAGGGGCCGCGGGGTTGTCGTCACCAGCGTGCGCGGCATGTCTCCCAGCCTCATACCCATCTGCAACATGTCCCAGCAATCCTGTGGCCAGGCCCATTTGGCCAGTTCGTCGCACCAGGCGAAATGATGTTCGGGGCCGCGCATCTTTTCCGGGTTCTCACCCGAATAAAGGAACGCCTCCGCCCCGGTCCGCCATTTGAGCCGGCCGCGCGACGGTTCCCATTTGGGCCGTGCCTCCCTGGGGCGGGTTGCCAGGATCCCGCTTTGCCCTTCGACCATCACCGCGCGCGCCTCGTCCATGGTCGCCCCGACCAGCGCGATGCGGATCGATCCGTGCCTTTCGGCCAGCGCGTGCACCCATTCAGCCCCTGCCCGGGTCTTGCCGAAGCCGCGCCCGGCCAGCATCAGCCAGCCATGCCAGTCTCCTTCAGGCGGAAGCTGGCGCTTGTCGGCCCAGAACGCCCAGTCCAGCAGCTTGCGGCGGAAACTGCCGACACTTGCCCGCAATCGGGCCAGCGCGCCTGCGTCGCCGCTGGCAAGCCTCATCGCCTCGGATGCGAAGGGCGACATGGTTCAAACAGCCTTCAACCGCGCCATCCGGCGGTCGAATTCGGCTTCCGCCTCGGCTTCGGTCATCTCGTCGGCCTCGGACACGGCTTGCGGAAGCCGGTTGTAGATTTCGGGACGTTTCGATTTCAGGATGAACATCGCCAGCGCGTCCGAATATTGGCGGACGGTGCCGACCTGTTCGCCGGCATAGAACACCGGACGGGGCGCACCGTCGCGCACCCGGCCCAGCACGGCTTCCTCAAGCGCATCGAGCGCTTCGGCAACGGCATTGTCCCAATCCGCCGCAAAGGCTTTCGACAAAGTGCGCTGGCGGTAAACCGTCGAATGCGCGAGCCCCGCCTCGCGCGCCGCGCGGCTGACATTGGCGGTGCGGCGCAGCAGTTCGATGAAGCAGGTCTTGCGAACCGCCATGCTCGGCAGTTTCTGCGCCGGCTTCATCCCCTCTTTCGGCGTGCCCGCCATTTTTCGGCTTCCTTTCCACGCAAAAAGGGCCGCAAAGGCGTTTCCGCCCGCAGCCCTCCGCAGCGCCCCGGCTGCGAATCACACTTTCCTATTGCGCTCTTTTTAGTCAAAACAGCGTGACGCTGTCAAGTATAAAGCGCCAAATAGGAGAGTTGTAGGAAATAAATAGGATTTCAAACGGGAAAAAACCCCGCTTCGCAATCCTCGCCAACCCTGTTATCGGGCATCGAACCTCCGCATTGCATCGAAAGCCGCAGCCCATGAAATTCTTCGTCGATACCGCCGATACAAAGGACATTGCCGAACTTGCCGCGACCGGCCTGCTCGATGGCGTCACCACCAACCCGTCGCTGATCCACAAGTCGGGGCGCGATTTCATGGAGGTGACGAAGGAGATTTGCGGGCTCGTCAACGGGCCGGTTTCGGCCGAAGTCGTCGCGCTCGATCATGCAACGATGATGAAAGAGGCCGAAATCCTCCGCAAGATCGCCGAAAATGTCTGCATCAAGGTGCCGCTGACGATCGATGGCCTCAAGACCTGCAAGAAACTGACCAGCGACGGCACGATGGTCAATGTCACGCTCTGTTTTTCGGCCAACCAGGCGCTGCTCGCGGCCAAGGCGGGTGCGACCTTTGTCTCGCCCTTTGTCGGGCGGCATGACGATAATGGCTATGACGGGATGCAACTCATCTCCGACATCCGCCTGATCTATGACAATTACGATTTTTCGACCCAGATCCTCGTCGCCTCGGTCCGCCATCCGATCCATGTTCTTGAATCGGCCAAAATCGGCGCCGATGTGATGACGGCGCCGCCGGCCGTGATCCGCTCGCTCTTCAACCATGTCCTCACCGACAAGGGCATTGCCGGCTTCCTTGCTGACTGGGAAAAGACCGGGCAGAAGATACTCTAGCGCTCGGTCGCTTCGCGCAGGACGCCCGCGAGCAACCGGAATTCCTTCCCCCTCGGGCTTGCCTTGCGCCATGCCAGCGCGATGCTCCGGCTCGGATGATCGGCCAC